GCAACCGATCTTCTAGCCAATAGCTTTATTGACAGTTTAGAAAACGCCATGGTTGTTGCCGGTTTAGGCGCGACAATGTTGCGCGACCTTAATGGTAACGTGGCCATCCCGCGTCAAACCAGTGGAGCAACAGCCTATTGGGTTGCGGAATCGGCCGCTGTTACTGAAAGCCAGGCAGCATTTGACCAGGTATCAATGACACCCAAGACGGTTGGTGCGTTCTCTGACATTAGCCGCAAGTTGTTGCTACAAAGTTCAATTGACATTGAAGGTTTTGTACGTAACGACCTGGCAATGCGTTTGGCAATGGCCATTGATCTATCGGCAATCGCTGGCACTGGTTCTAGCAACCAGCCCACCGGCATTTTAGCCACAACTGGCATTGGCGCGAAAACCTTTGCAGCGGCCGGCAATCCAACATTTGGCGAAATGGTCGATGTTGAAAGCCAGGTTTCAATTGACAACGCTTTGTTTGGTTCTTTGGGCTATGTCTCAACGGCCGCCATGGCGGGTGCCATGAAGCAAAAAGCGAAAGATGCTGGTTCGGGTCAATTCGTAATGGCTAACGGCCAGGTCAATGGTTACAACATGAGCGTCACAAATCAAATGACGGCTAATACCGTTGTCTTTGGTAACTGGGCTGATTTGATCATCGGTATGTGGGGCGGATTAGATATTAACGTCGATACCTCTACTGGTTCAGCGTCAGGCACGGTTCGCGTGGTTTGTTTGCAAGATGTTGATATTGCAGTTCGCCATGCTCAATCGTTCGCTAAAGGCTCTGGTGGTTCTTAAACCCTAGACCCTAGACCCTTGGGCGGGGTAACACCCGCCCATTTTTAACCAGGTAATAATTAACCAGGTGAATATATGAAAGTTAAAATTTTAAACAGTACAGCCGCAAGCGGCAAAGATTTGTTAGCCGGTTCAGTCGCAGAAGTCAGCGACCAGGACGGGCAAACCTTAATTCGTATGGGCAAGGCAGAGGCATATACAGCCACCGAAGCACCAGCGAAAGCAAAGAAAAAGGCATAACCCATGTCTTTTGTTGAAGATTTTGATTCGTTTTTTGATACGGAAGATTTCGCAGTAGATGCGACATTCGGAAGCACAACGATCAATGGAATCTTTGACGAAAGTTTTATGGAAGTGCAGGGCGTGGAAGGTTTTCACCCGGTCTTTACTTGCGCCCAGGCCGATGTTTCAAGTATCGCGCATGGTGACGCATTAACAATCGGCGGCGTGGTTTATCACGTCCAGGGAGTGCAGCGCGACGGCACTGGTATTGTCTCGCTAATACTTGAGGACCAAACATAATGCCACACGCACGGCAGCAAATACGCGCCCAGTTGGTGACAACGCTAACGGGCCTTACATCAACCGGCAGCCGGGTCTTTGATCGACCAGTATTTGCTTATGACGTGTTACCGGCTTTAACGATATACGCCGACCGGGACACAGTAGACGACGATTTAAGCAGTAAAACAATTAATTGGCATAACTTGCAATTGAGAGTGGAAGCCAGGGCCAAAGCCAAAGATGGCGTTGAGGACGTAATTGACACAATTTGCAGCGAGATAGAAACGGCCATTTTTGCAGATACGACTTTGAATGCAAAAGTATTAGAGATTTTTTTAGAAGATACGCAAATTGAATACAGCGCCGAGCAAGACAAGCCAAACGCTTTGGCGACGTTGACCTTAAAAGCAAATTATCGAATCGCTCCTGGTGCGCCAAATACTTTGGCCAATTAGTGCTATTCAAACCGAACAAAATGGCCGATTAATGCTATTTAAACCGAACAAAAGTGAGGTCCAAAAATGCTGATGTACAAAAATGGTGAGGTTGTAGACACCCATGCAAGCCAGATTCAAACGATGAAAAACCGTGGCTGGAGCGATAAAGCGCCGGCCGCAAAACCAAAGAAAGTAATCACTAAAACTAAGGAGGCCAACTAATGGCTAATCACGCAGCTACAGCCGGCCTGGTAAAAATAGGCACCACCACCATTGGTGAAATACGGTCGTATTCATTATCAGAGACAGCCGGGACCGTGGAAGATACCACCCTGGGTGACACTTCTAAAACCTACAAAGCAGGGCAAACCACTTTTAGTGGCTCTTGCGAAATGTTTTGGGACGAATCCGACGCCGGGCAAAACGCCGTCACGATCGGCGCAACCGTTGTTTTAAATCTTTTCCCAGAAGGGGCCGACACCGGTGATTATTTTGCATCCGGCAGCGCCATTGTTACTGAAATTGGTGTGAGTGCAGCAATTGAGGGAATGGTAGAACAGACGTTTAGTTTCACAGGTTCCGGCGCTCTTACTTGGGCCGCCGTTTCCTAACCAGTTTAGCGGCTAGGGCTTTGTCCTGAAAAAGCGTTTTCCCCGATGCGTCTGCCGCTAATTAATCGGGGGTTTTAAATAATCGGGGAATTTTATGAGTAATATTTTAGAGGTAGCAAAGACGCAATTTAGGGACCGCATGAGCGGTAAATTGAAAAGTTCGGTTGTGCCCGAATGGGTAGTGGATGGAAAAGAAACCGTCATTTATTACAAGCCGAGCATGAATTTTAAAGACCAGGGCGAAGTGTTAAAACTTCACGGTGAAGGTAAACAAGCCGAAGCCGTGGCCATGACCTTTATTTTAAGAGCCATGGACCAAGACGGCACCAAATTATTTAAGCGCAGCAACATGACTGAAATTATGAGACAGATTGACCCGGACATTATCAGCCGGGTGGTTTCAGAAATGGGCGGCGACGATGTGGATTTTGAAGATGCAGCACGGGAATAGCGAAAGACCATGATTTGCGTTTTGCCTTAATTTTGGCCGAACACCTCCACAAGAGTTTGGAGGAAATCATGGTCTTATCCACCGACGAAATAATGCTTTGGGCAAAATACCTGGAATTGAAGAATGGCAAATAAAGACATAAAAATACAAATCAAAGCGGTCAATAAAACCCGCCGTGCTTTTATGGCTGTTACTGCCGGTCTTGGTGGTATCGCCAAAGCCGCATTTTCAATGAAAACAGCAATTGGATTGGCAGCCGGTGCCCTGGGTATTGGTTTCTTAATTAAACGCTCGATGGATGCCACCGATGAACTGGCAAAAACAGCCAGGGCGATTGGTTTGTCTGTTACTGAGTTGCAGCGATTTCAATATGCCGCTGAATTGGGCGGCGTGGAATCTAGGGCTTTAAACAAAGCCATGCAAAAACTGGCCATTAATATCAGCGACGTGGCCGGCGGCACGGGCGAAGCCAAAGACGCGTTTGAGCGGTACGGCTTATCTGCCAAAAATGCCGATGGTTCGACCCGGAGTGTTTCCGATGTAATGGGCCAGGCGGCAACCGCCTTGGAAACCATGACCAACAAAACAGACCGGGCATCATTTGTTTATGACCTATTCGGGGCGCGTGGAGCCAAAGTAATTAATATGCTCCAGGATGGCGCAGTCGCAATGAGAGCATCAATGCGAGAGGCCGATAAGTTTGGCCTAGTTATGAGCGAATCTTTAATCCAGGGAGTTGAGGACGCTAACGACGCGATTTTGCGTTTAACGTCATACCTGGGCAACGTGTTTAACCGGGTGGTTGCATCCCTGGCTCCAATAATCACCGAAGCCACAGACGCTTTGCGTAATTTTGTCGAGATGAAAATTAATGATTCTGGTGGTATCGCTCAGTTTTCGCGTGACATTGCCGTAAATATTGTTCAAGCCACCAAGGCGATTGTTTCATCTTTTGCAGCGATCAGTAATTCAGTCATTAACCTATCCAATAAACTTGGCGGGGTTTCGCACGCGTATGAAAAAATGTTCGGCGATAAAGAAACCACAGAGGCAGTTCAGAAAAAGATTGAAAAAATTGATGATGCAATTCTATCCACTACTAAAAGCATGAATTCCTGGTGGGGAGTAAGTAAGAAGGGAGGCAGGGAAACAATAATAATGTATCAAATGCAAAAGGAAGCACTGCAAGAATTAATTGATACTAATAAAACATTGGGCCAAAGCACTGACATAGAGTTGTTTAACGTAAAGCCCACCATGAAATCGCTGGACCAGTTAGAAGCCAAGCTATTAAAAATTACTACTGACAATGTAAGTGGTGATGTGACCACAACCCAAACAACCGTGGTCGATGTAACCGGAACAACCGGCAACGAAAGATTTGCACGCGAGTACGAATTTCAATTAGACCATGACCGCCGAATGCTTGAGTTAAACAGAAACCGTTTGGATGCCGAAAATGCCGACAAAAGCGCAGCGTATGGGGTTGCTTTTGAAATGCAAAGAAAATCGTCCCGTATGCTCGAAAACTCGCGCAGAAAAGATATTGAAGATTTAAAAGAAGATGGCAGAGACACTTTAAAAACACTGAGCAGCCGATACAAGGCCGCGTTTGCTTTAAATAAATCCTTTGCACTAAAAGATGCTTTGGTCAATACATACAACGGCGTGGCCAAAGCGTTAAATAATCCATTCCCGCTCAATCTAGGGTTTGCAGCAATTGCCCTGGCAAACGGCATGGCCCAGGTTGCAGCCATTAGGTCCACTCAATTCCGTGCAAATGGTGGACCCATGAGCGCCGGCAGCCCATACATTGTGGGTGAGCGTGGACCCGAATTAGTGGTGCCCAACCAGGCGGCAAACGTGGTCCCAAATGACCAGCTAAGTGGCGGCAATTTCACCATCAACATTAGCGCAAATGATACCGCTGGCTTTGATGAATTATTGACGAAACGGCGTGGCACTTTGATGAATATAATTAATCAGTCACTAAATGAGCGCGGGAGGCCAGCACTAGCATGACCTATCCAACCAGCCCAAAGTTTAACGCGATAAACTTACAGTCTGAAAGCCCGACTTTATTTTCTGAGACAGTCAGCGGCAGGATGCAAAGCCGCAAGATTGGTGGCCAAAAGTGGACCTTCACAGCAACCTATCCACCAATGACCAGGAGCGAATTTAACCCGGTCTTTGCGTATGTCGTGGCCCTGGAAGGGCGCCATGGTGTGTTTACAGTAACACCGACAGAAATAAGCACTAGCAGCGGCAACCCCAGTGGCACGGTGACGTGTTCAGCGGCAGCCCTGGGCGTTAAGTCGGTCACAATTGCTGGCCTTACAGGGGCTTTAAAGGCTGGTGACGTGGTTAAGTTCTCAGGGCACACAAAGGTTTATATGTTGACCGCCGACCGGTCTGGCAATGGTGCAATGGCCTTTACGCCGGCTTTAATTAGCGCGGTCACAACGTCGGATACAGTCACCTATGCAAACGTGCCATTTACGGTTCGTTTATCTAATGATGTGCAAGGTTATAAACTGGGCGCGGGTAATTTCTTTAAATACGAAGTCGATTTTGTGGAGGCTTTATCTTGAGCAGACCCATAAATTCCGCAACCATTGCCGAACTAGCAAAAGACAGTTTTATAATGGCGCACCTGGTAAAGATCGACTTTGAAACAGCGATTTATATAACCGAATGCCCGCAAAATCTGGTTTATTCTGGCGATACCTACAACAGCAGCAGCGCGTTAAAAGGCATTAGCAGCGTCACGGAAACCAGCGAGGTTCAAGTGGGCGCGGTGAGCGTCACTTTATCTGGTGTTAGCCAGGAATATATCAGCATTTTATTAAGCCAGCCGTATATCGACAAACAGATAACGATTAACCGTGTTTTATTAAGCGAAAGTAATACCATCATTGGCGCGCCGATTAGCATTTATGACGGGCGCATTCAAAGTTTTTCAATTTCAGATAATGACGATACCAGCACGATTGTAATTTCGGCCAGTTCGCATTGGGCAGATTTCGACAAAAAAGCGGGTCGTAGGACCAACCACAACAGCCAGCAAATTTACTTCCCTGGTGATCTAGGTTTTGAATTTGCAGCCAACACCGTAAAAGACTTGAAATGGGGTCGCGCATAATGGGTTGGTTAAAAGATTTTATTAGCGACCCGATAGGCACAGCGATTGGCACTATTGGCCAAATCGGACAATCTATAATCGACTTTACGGTTGACAGTATAGGCGAAGTGGTTTCCTGGTTCGTAGAAATTCCAGATTATGATGATGCCGCCGAGCAATACGCAGGGGTTTTGGTTAACAAGCAGTCAAATATTGCAAGCCTACCAGTAATTTATGGCCAGCGAAAAGTCGGTGGAACCAGAATATTTATAGGTAGCAGCGGAACAGATAATATTTATTTATACATGGTCCTGGCTATATGCGAGGGCGAAATACATTCAATTGGTGATGTTTATATTAACGACGTTTTAAGCACGGATTCTAAATATTCTGGCTTACTAACGATTAATAAATACACCGGTACAGATAACCAGGCGGCAGATTCTACCCTGGTCAATGCAAACATTGGCTGGAATAGCGCGCACAAACTAAGTGGTGTTGCTTATTTGGCGATACGTTTTAAATGGGACCAGGACGCGTTTGGCTCCATTCCAACCGTCCATGCAATCGTGCAAGGCAAAAAAATTTACGATAGCCGCACCAGCGCCACAGCGACCGTGGCGAACAGTTCAAACCCGGCCTTGTGTTTGCGGGATTATTTGACCAATTCACGGTATGGCAAAGGCTTGGCAGCATCATTTATTGACGACACTTTATTTAACGCGGCAGCTAACAAATGTGACGCCCTGGTAACATCTTATACCGGCAGCTCAAACCAAAAGATTTTCACCTGTAACGCAGTTATCAACACCGGCCAAAGCCTAATTAATAACGTCAAAGTTATTTTATCCTCCATGCGCGGCATTATGCCTTACAGCCAGGGTAAATATGGGCTAGTTATTGAGGACCAGGGAAGCGCCACATTTGCTTTTGACGAGTCGCATATTATTGGCGGCATATCTATTCGCAGCGAATCAAAAAAGACAAAGTTTAATAGGGTCGTTGCCACCTTCCCGGACCCGTCGGCCAATTGGCAGTTAAACCAAATCGAATATCCCATTGCTGGAAGCGCAGAAGAGGCCGGATATTTAGCAGAGGATGGCGGCATTGAGTTGGTCAAGAATATGGACCTTTCATGCACGACCAACGTATACAGCGCCCAAGACATTGCCGAGATTGCACTAAAGCGTTCAAGAAATGCGTTAACCATGACGTTTAATGCCACAAGCGAAGCCCTAAATTGTTCTGTAGCGGACATTGTAAGCGTGACCCATTCAACACCAGGGTTTACGGCCAAAGCCTTCAGAGTGCAAAAATTAACGCTTAACCCAGACGGCACGGTGGCCGTATCATTAGTGGAACACCAGGATTCAATTTATCCCTGGTCCGTAAAAACGGAAGCGGATAATATCCCGGACACTAATTTACCGGACCCGTTTTTGGTTGCGTCACCATTGCCGACCGGCATATCAGAAGAATTATATATCACCGTTAATTCAAAGGGCACGCAAAGCAGGGCGATCTTTTCCTGGGCAGCGCCAAACGATGCGTTTGTGGTTAATTATGAAGCCGAATACAAAGCCAATGGCGCGTCGATTTATACGTTTATAACAACGACCAGCGCATTAAAAGCCAATGTGGATGATATTCCACCAGGGCAATATGATTTTAGAGCCAGGTCAATTAACTCACTGGGCGCTAAATCTGAGTGGGCTTATTTAAATAACAAGACAATATCAGGATTAACGGCCGTCCCTGGTGACGTTAATAACTTCTCCATTCGTGCCCTGGATGGTCAATGTCATTTAACCTGGTCCCGAATTACGGACCTAGACGTGATTAATGGTGGTTATGTTCGGATACGTCACAGCCGGTTAACCGCAAATGCCACCTGGGAAGATGGCCAGGACATTGGCGAAGCGATTGCAGGAAGCCAAACCTTTGCCGTGCTTCCATTATTGTCTGGCACATACATGGCCAAAGCCGTCGACGAAGGTGGCCGATTTAGCACCAATGCGAAATATTCAGTTACCACCGTGCCCAATATTTTAGATTTTAACGCCGTGGTTACAGCGACAGAAAACCCCAGTTTTGGCGGTAATAAAGTCGATATGATTGTCGATAGTAATGTTTTAAAACTGGACGGCGCGCCCAGGTATATATTAGCCGAAAACAGCGATTTTTTAATTGCCGAAAACGGCGACAGATTAGCGCGTGAAATTGGAGATATAGGCGTTATAGAATCCAGCGGGGCATATTATTTTGCAAATTCCGTGGACCTTGGCGAAACATACACCAGCCGTTTAACTGCCAATTTAAGTTCGTCCGTAACGGTCGCGTCAGACTTGATTGACTATCGGACCGCAAATATTGATACCTGGAACAATTTCGACGGCGCTAGTTCAGACGCAATCACCGCTGTTTTAGAATTAAGGACCACAAACAACAACCCGGCATCAAATCCCACCTGGACAGATTGGGCACCCTTTTTAGTGGGTGACTATCACGCCAGGGCGTATGAATTTAGAGTGATCGTCACTAACACCGATTCAGATTATAACATAGCAATAACAGCCCTTTCGGTGACGGTTGATATGCCCGACCGGGTGGAAAAAGCCAGCGATTTATCGGTGTCTGCAAGCAGTACAGCGGTTTCATTTGGCAGCAATTTTAAAGCGGTCCCGGTTGTTGGTGTCACCATGAACGATTCAAACAGCGGTGACTACTTTAGGGTCACAAGCAAAGCCAGGACAGGTTTTACGGTCCAGTGTTTTAATTCATCAAATACAGGCATTGCAAGGTCCATTAATTGGCAAGCAATTGGCTATGGAAAAGAGGCAGCGTAATGGCACAGCATGACTATGATATAGCAAACGGGACGGGGGCAGCCGTCAGGACAGATATTAATAATGTCCTAGATGCTGTTGTTAGTCAAAACAGCGGCGGCAGCGAACCAAGCACGACTTTTTCATATCAATATTGGGCAGACACCACAGCCGGCCTTTTGAAGATTAGAAACGGCGCGAATAATGCCTGGGTGACAGTGGGGGCATTAGACGCCGCAAACCTGGGCCTGGCGACATTAGCCAGCCCGGCATTAACAGGCAACCCAACAGCGCCAACACCAGCCAGTGGCGACAATGATACCAGCGTGGCCACAACAGCGTTTGTAAAAACATTAGTCGATTCGGCAGTGGCAACGGCAGTGGGTAATTTGACAGATGCCCAAATGCCCCAAGGTTCAGTGGTTCAAGTTAAAACTTTTAGGACTGAGGGAGCAGAAAATACAAATTCTACATCTTTTGTTGGTTCCTCATTGACAGGTTCAATAACCCCGCAAAGTTCGTCAAATAAAATATTAGTAATTTGCAACGTCACTTGCACAAGTGGGGCCAATATAAGTGGTGGCCCAGTATATATAACCGCTTATAGAGGGTCAGGTTTAGGTACTAATCTAAGTGGAACTAATCTTGCGGCTTTTGCAAATTCGCAACTTGCTCCCGGATTTGGTGTTTGGGACCCACTTGGTTCCACAAATACTAGCGGTGACAAATGGGGTCAATTAAATATTAATCATCTTGATTCACCATCCAGCACATCCTCAGTTAATTATACAGTTGGCTTTAGAAGTATGTATTCAAATCATAGTGCAATGGTCGGTGGAAACACATCTTTTCCAGCCGCATCAACAATGACACTCATGGAAATTAAGGGGTAATTTATGGCAGACGTAAAAATAAGTGAATTAACGGCACTCACAAGCCCCGATGGTGCAGAAGAGTTGGTGGTCAATGATGGTGGAACTACTAAGAAGATAACGATAACTAATGCAACATCTGCAAGTCTACCTAAAGCTGGCGGCACTATGACA